TCGATTTGTTTGTCTTATACCATATATTGTTTTGTTTTCCAATATTATTACCTAAATCCACCACCTGTTGCGATAATACTTGATGGCCTAATAGTAAACTTTGTACCGTTTTCTCTTTCCACTCGCCTCTCCATCCTTCGAAGATAGCCAGGATTAAGTGCCTCTTGAAGCTGATACCATATCAAATAATCCATAACCTGTTTGGTGTAAAACACATTACCAAAAGGTGTATTGCGCTTAAGAAGTCTTAAAAATTCAGCACGAGTATCGCCCTCTCCGGTAAGCAAAGCGTCTCTTGAGTTTTGTAAAAAATCATTAAACTCAGAAACCTCACTGAAAAATGGACCAGCTAATGTTTGTAATGTGCCACCGCCATACCTGTTTGCTTCACCAAATAGAAAGTCTCCATATATTCCAAGACCACCACCTTGCAAGGCAGCCGCTAAAAAAGTTTCTGGGGAATGTGGACGCATCTCACGACCCCTCATAACCTCTTTGAGCTGCATAACAAAGTAGCCCATAACAGTCGTACCCACGACAGCATTGACCAATCCCATGTTAGCGCCAACCCCACGCTTTAGCTGGTTTAATAGAGCAACTGGAACAGAACCCGTAGCCCCATAACCATAAATCTGACGCCCTAACGGTTTAGTAAGAGCCGTAACGCCAAAAGATTTAAATTGTGTTAAGAACCTTATACTTTCACCAGCAAAAGTTCCTGGACGATAGCCCCTTCTTAGTATTGCTCTTTCCCTTGCCCCAGGCGAAGGAACAGCATTGTCAGCCTCAGACACAAGCAATGCAAAAAAGTTTTGCCTTAACGAAATATCTTCAATCTCACCAGGTATCAGGTATGTTCTGCCATCTGGCCCCTTCTTAGCGCTCTTACGAGCCTTGTTCCATTTAGCAGCATCGATATCATATATGCTGAGAAGTCTCTGCAAATCATCGGGCAGCTTGTTAAAGCTCTTACTTGCCTCACGACCAAGATCATTAGCAATCATAAGTGTAACACCGCGCTTGTTACTTTCCGTCCAAGGCTGCAAAAGATTAAGCTTAAAAAACATTGACATAACTTTTGATGTTTGGCCTGGTATATCATCAGCCGCATTGTGGCGGCTCATAAAATCTCCAAGCTGCCCCTCGATACCAACGCCTAGACGATCTGCAAATTCACGCATCTCGCCAGCGTTCATGCCTTTAAATACAGCGCTAAAAGCATCGCCCCAACTATCCATCATTGAGCGCCCCTGATACGATCTATTCGCTGCGATAAATGCAACATCAGAGAAAGCAGCTATAAATGCACCGCCTAATTTAGCCATTGTTTGCAATGCCCTTGCCCCATGAAACACTCTGGCTAAACGTGTATGAGATCCTAAATTTACATCTCCAGATACCTCTTTATAAGCAGCTTCAAAATTTATAGCGGCTGTCTCTCTTTTTAATTTTCTTACTTTTGTTGGGTCACTTTTATATTTTTCTAAAAGACGCTTTTTAATAAGATCAACCATTGCTTCCGGATTAGGCCCAAGCATCTCCATCAATGCTGTTGATCGCAACGAAGAGCTAATATCTTGTATAAATGCCTCACGCAAAGAAGCTCTGCCAAACAGCTGATCATAATCATACCAATCATCTGCACTTTTAAAAGTAAACAAAGCGCTGGCGCTTTCACGTTTAGCTAGATTGCTCGGCCCCTTAAATGATTTAGATATTTCTGTTCTTTCGGTGTCCGTTCTTATGCCTGTTGTTATGGCATCATAAGATCTTTCAAGAAAAGCCTTTCTGTCATTTGCAACTTTTTTAACAAGCTCTCTGTCTGAAATTTTTTCATCAAGATAAAACTCTCCACCAGCTGTTTTTTCCCAGTTTATTTTTTTATTAATATACTCTACCCAAGCCGCTTTGCCACCTTTAGCCATTCTGCGAATATCATGACTTGCGCCAACAACTCGACCCTCTTTTAATCGAATAAAAGCTCCAGCCATGTTTTCTCTTTGAAACGCTTGGCGCTGATACTTAAACATAATCTCGCCCATAGTAACGGCTTCTTTGCTTGCCTTAATTTCTGAATTAGGCAAAGGCTCTTTTTGATTAAGGTTTGCTAAAACCCTAGCTACCTCTTTTTCAAAATCTGCCTTCATGTTGTTAAATTGAGTTTTCAGATTTGCTTTTTTTAAATCAGCAATAAACCCACCCATAAACTCAGCCATCAAAGCCTGATTAAGAGCGTCAACAGATTTTTGTGCGCCTTCAAACTTTGCGTTTACACCAACCAGTGCAGCCTCAAAACCCAAAGAAGGATCTGCAACCGCCTTGTCAGCACGATCCGCTAAAGCAATCAATCTTTGTTCTACAATTATATTATGATAACGATCACGTTTTTCTTTTAAACGAACAACGTCACGTTCATTAATCATAAGCTCACCACGATTAAAAACGGCTTTTTCTAAGTTTTGTAATTGATTAGCAGCAAGCCTAGATTTCTTTTCTGTTTGCAGCTCTGTAAGTATCTCAACTAACTCTTCATCGCTTAGACGATTAGCATTTGCCTTATCTATAACTTTTAAACAATCTGCCATTACGACCTCACCACACAAGCCATACCAGCACGAATAACATCCACTCGTGCCTCATGGCCTTTATCTATTTCTGCTATTTCATCTAACTCTTTTATTTGTTGCTCTGAAAGCTCTCCTGATGCCCTAGCTTGCGCTACAATCTCAGCTTCTCTTTCAATTATCTCATCATATGGCGTTACATCTGATACATCATCAGCACGTTCTGATGCAGAGAAGTCTGCTAGCTTTTCGTTTTCTGGGTCTAACCCCAAACGAGCAAGCATTTCCTGACGAACATCTTCAACCTTAATTGCTATTGCTTGGGCTGCATCTTCTACCATTTCACCGGTTCTGGCCATACGATCAGCAACAGCTGCTACCTCATCATCAGTAACATTTTTATGGCCGATTGCTTTTAGCTCTTCTCTAACCTCATTACGAAAATCTATTTCTTTATCAAAATCTTTTTCGCCTCGATGGTATGCCCTCCAAAGATCTGCTTGCTCTTGATCAACCTTAGAGAACGTATAATCTCCAGCATCTTCATCTTTAATCTTTTGCACTAATTCATCTGCGTTTCTGCTATCTAAATACCCAGCTTCAAAAGCTAATTCTGCCATATCATCTATGTTTAAATCTGAAGCATCGTTGCTTATAAAATTAACAGCTGTGCCATTTTTCTTAACAATTGTGTCAACAGCTTTTATTGCTATAAGCTCACCATCTCCTACAACGCCACCTTTAGATTTTATAAATTCACCTAATGTTGCAGGTCTTTTAACGGCTCTTGGGCGAATGATATCAGCCGTTATGTTTTGATCCGTAATAAATTGTCTAAGAGCTAGATCATACGTTATATGATCGCCTGTTATTTTGTTTGCTTTTCGTAGATTTTTAACAATTTTATCCGCACGAGCTAGAGCCTCTGCTTCAGAAATAGGTTCAGCAGCCTTTCTTGCTTCTATAATTTCTCCAAAATCAGATATATCAAGAACTTCTTTTTCATTAACACTTCTTGCCAAAATAGTGCCAATACCACCGCCAATAGCACCACCAAGAAACAACCCAGCGCCAACATTAAACAAAGCCTCTGACATTGTATAATCAAGCTGTTGATTAACTGATAACCCATAATAAAAAGGCTCTGTTATTGCTGAACCAAATGCACCCTCTTTTGCGCCAACAACAACATTACCTCGTACCTTTCCATATCTTGCTATTGATGTTGCTCTACCAGTAGCACCAACCATAGGAATAAACATAGAGCCAAGCTCTAGTGGATCTGTTGCCATCGCCGCCATACCACCAGCAAACTTAGCAACGCCAGGAACAAAACCCTTTGGCCCAGCTTGTATGATTGCCCCTCTTATTATTTCTTCTTTTTTGTTCTGAACAAGTAATGCAGCCTCTTCTTCTGACATTGCTCGATTAAAAGTAATAATCTCACCAAATTTTTCTGTAAGTTCTTCTGGCGTTCTATACGCGCCTATCTCTAATATTTCTTTTTGAAACCTATCAGTCTTAGTGGTTCCTAGCAGTTCAGACACTTCAATCGCTCTGTTGCGAAGTCTTTCAAGCTGTTGAGGATCTGTTTCGCTTGCTAGTTCTTTTTCTAACTCTATTTGCTCTTCTTCAAGAACAGCGTCCATATCAAGAAATACTTGCCTTCTTGCGTTTGTATCCGCAACATTTTGCTCTATTTTATTTGACAACAAAGATGTCATAGTAGGCATATTGAAAGCAGCACTAACAGCTTCGCCAAGATCAACAGATAATTCACTTCCGGCTATTTGCCTAAGTATTCTGTTTTCTGTTGTTAGTTTTCTTGCTCTCATTGTTAGTTGCCTTGGGTTTCAAGCCATTGATTAAAACTTAAAAGATTTATTGATCTTGAAGCTTGGCCCTCTGTTAGCTTAAAATCATCGAGTTCTTGCAATACATATTCTTGATATTTATTTCTATTTGTTTCGCTTGCGCCTGTTGGTATAGAGGTCAAGGCTTTTCTAGTTAGAGATTTAAACTCATCAGCATTTTCATCTACCGTATTGTCTCCACCACCCAAAATTTCACTGAAAGCCGGGTCTGTTATAAGTCCTTCACCAGTAACATCAGAAGAAGTTCCTCCTGGCATATATGATTCAAAATCTCTTTCAGAAGGTGGAACGGCTTTTTGAGTTACAGTTGTGAAGACATTTGGTAAATCTTTAAATTTTATGTCTACTGTTTGACCGTTATTATATTTGGCTGGAATTAAATGTCCTCGGTCTGTTCTATAATGCAAAACTATTCCGTCTTTGGTGCTATTGTTTAGCCACATACCATTTGATGCCAAAGATGCAAAAGAAATAGCTTCACTTACAAATCCAGGAGCATCCCCAACATCTAATTCTTTAATGTCCATTTCTCTAAGTTTACGAGGATCTAAAAGAGAGTTGCTCATTGTATCCATGAGGCTTCCATCAAAGTTCATAGGAACAATAAAATTTTGATTAACGCCATCATCAATAATATTGTTACCATTTATTTCTGGGAAAATATCATCTTTAACTTTTTTAACTGCTTGATCAAATTGCAGTCCGTCATTTATGTATTTATACAAAAGTTTTTCAGCAACACCAAATTGCTCATTGAATACTCTTACCGCCTCATCGCCACCTCCAGCTGTAAAAGCCTCCTGGTAATCCTTTGTTTGCTCAGCTAATAAATTAAAGGCATTTTTGCCAACAGTTGTGTCTTTTGGTTTTATTTGGTCAAGCGGTAATCTTGATAACTCAACTAAAGTTTTTTGAAGTCCTGTATCGTTTGTGTGCATAGCTTCAACAATTTCAGGAGCTAACCCATTATTACTTAGGTCTGCTATAAATCTTGAGTAAAGCTCTGGATCGTTAATTATTAATCCCTGTCTTTCCTTATCTAAAAATATAGTTTGAATGTCTTGCAGTATTGGAACTGTTGCCTCATCAGAAAAGCTTTGCACTGCTGATATAATCTGTTTAGCAGTTGACTTAGGCAATACTCTTTGTTCTGACGGTATTCCTAATTTTTGATATTGATCAAGTAGAATATCTTCTAATCTTTCTATTTGGAATGCCATATCCCCAAAATCACCCATACGAATATCAATACTTAAGTCTTTAAAAATTCTTGCTGCTTGATCATTTGTGTCAATAATATATGAAACAGGATCTTCTGTTAATTTTTTATGTTTATCGATAATAGCCTGTCTAAAATTGTTTACTCTTTTTTGTAGTAATTCTACTTCAGTACCAGTTGCGTCAGGGTCAATATCATCTAAATCACCTTGAAGCTCTCGTAAAACTCTTTGCTCAGCTCCACTACTCATTGAAGAAAGAGAGCCGTAATTTTTAATATCTTCTTGAGTATTCTCCCACTGCATCATTAGGGTATCTAATACGCCAGTATCCCCATCCTCTTCTAAAAATAGCTCTGTTAACTTATCTTCGTTAAACTCAAAGCCTTCTTTTTGTTTTCCGGTAATTGTCTGAAACAATATTGCATCGCTTAATTCTTCAATAAAATTGTTTCTTCCATTAGTAATTTCTCTATTAAGTTGGTTTTGATACGCATCTTTAAGGTTTAAAGTTTGCTCATAACCCAAACCTGGGTATTGTTCTATTTCTAATAAGTCATTAACAATAGCTCGTTTTGCGGCAATACCATCTGCGTTTTCATATCGAAACGCTAAATTTTCCCTTATTGCCTGATTGACAGCAGTATCAGTAAGCTTCTGAGCTTTTTTATCGCCTGTTCCTCTAAGCAAAGCTGTTTGGAGAAGATCCTCGCCAGCCTTTTGTATGCTTTCTACAGTAGCCCCTTCAGTCAACGCATGGTCTAAAACTTTCTGAGCGCTCTCTGTTAATATATTTGTTGTATTTTCGGCATAAGCATTCTTAGCTTTTACTGTAACAATCTCTGAATATTTTGTTGAATACGCTGCATTGTCCTCTGTAATTCTTGCACTGAGAACGCCAGCCGCTACTGGATCAACAACTTGCAAAGAAGCAGTATAGCCATCTTGGATGTCGCTCATCTTTTCATTGAATACAGAAAGGTCCATGTTTGCTTCATCAGCTTCAGCAACAAGCTTTCGCATTTCAGATCGTGCTTCTGTTTCTATCTCAACAACAGCAATTCTGTTAGCAGCGTCAAAAGCAGCTTGCTCTGCAATAGTGCGTGGCCCCTCTTGTTGCTGTAGAGCGGTGAGAACAGGAACAGCGCCCTCTTCCCTCACACGCTCCTGACCTCTGCGCTCTGCTAGTTTTGAACCCTCACGAAACGCAAACTCACCCATTCGATCTAATTCAGATGATATAGTTCTTCCCAACTGTGACGCTTCTCGTGCATCAGCAAAGTCCATGCCGGAAGGCTGTCTAACTTTTATTCCTGTTTTTTGATACTTTGGAAGAACCATCTTTACACCTAACCTATAATAGTTGCCCGTATCTATATGCACCTGTGCCGATAGTTCCGATAGCCCCCATAACTCCTGATTTATACGCTGTATCTCCAGCTTTTCTATAAATATCTGCTTGCTCAGAAGCTTGGTTAACCGCGAGTATAGCATTGTCAGCGGCTATATTAGCTTCAGTAATACCATCAGCTGTTGAAGCGGTTGCCAAAACCGCAGCTGATCCAGACGTAGGATCAACGCCACCAGCCGCAGATCTTGCAATAATTGCTGCTAAAGTATTGTTTAGATTGCTTAATATATCAGCACCCTTTTGTTTATATGCTATAGCCTCTGTCCGGCCTTTAAGCTCAACTAGATCCGCCTCTCTGCGATAACGATCTCTCTCAGCTCGACCAGATTTAATTTTACCAGCTGCCGAAACAACCGACATTCCAATGGTTAATGCTGAAGTCATTTTAGTTTCCTACACTTAATTTATATTCCAAGCCTAATATAGTCATAGGTAATGGAACATTTTGAGTTAATGTTATTTGTCCGGTAGCACTATATCCTAAAATACCATGCGCTGTTTTTAATCCGGTAAATGCCTGGATAGGTGTATCAAGAATATTAACACCGAAATTTCTAAACGATATTTGTTTACCATTAATTACCAAATCTTTTGTTTCATTGAGTAGAGCATCAACCTGGACAATACGTTTCTTAACACCTTGCACAGAACCCGATCCTAATACTGGTTCTGTTGGCATTGTCTTTGCCTGGACTGTATATTCTAATCCTACTTGGAAAGTAGATAATGAATTTTTAACAAACGTAATTGTAAACGGAGAAGCTGGAACTGTCTGAGTTGGCTCCACAACGCCATCACGCACAATTTCGACAGTTGCCCCTTCAAGATGATCCATCGTTGTTGAGGAGGCCGCTGTGCCTGTCTTGGCGCTATCTAGTGTTACATCTTTGTCAAACTTTTCTAAATAGTATCTGACTTGCTCATTAACGGTACGTTTTACAATACAAAAAGTATCAGAAATTTCTGTGGCTACGGCAATAAAACTGCCGCTCGTTGTAAACGAGCTGGGGGCTATAACCTCTTGTCCGACCAAGATAGAATACACTGACATAGATCCGTCATCACCATTGACAATAAATAGTCGATCTGCCTCATCAGTTGACGTTGATCTACGAGCCGCCAGGTCAACAGGGTTTTTTATAAGATGCGATGAAAGAACGGATATCTGTTGTACCTGATATGAGTTCGTACCTGATCCAAACTGAAATGCGTTTATGGCTTTACCTTGTCTTTGAACAAATACAGACGCACCATTAAGATCTTCTATCGGAACGCCTGGCTTTGCGCCAAGTCTTGTTTGTGGCCGAATAAGAAAAGTTGCTGGCGTAACCGGAGAATCTTCTGACTGAATAACAACAAACTCACCGCCAGTAGTAAATATTCTAAGATCAGCCCCAGCAACCACAGCGACAATACTATTTAATTGATTAGTGTTTATGGTTGCCTCAACGCTTTCATCATCCAATCCAGTGCCAGGATCAAAGTTAAAGAAATCGATAACTCTTGATCCCCATATGGTATTCGGCCTGGACTTAGACCCACCAAAATATAATCGGCCCTCATGGAACGTAGCTGATTTTGGCCAGCCTCGATCATTGCTCCAGACATCCTCATAGCCATGTTCACTCTTCCAATTACCAGCAACAACGCCACTCGTATCAAAGAACGGAACTTCTGTGACTGCCTTCATTACCGTTGAGCTAACAAACTCTACATATCTGGCTCGTCCAAAAGTAGTATCAACCTGAGCAAATTCATTAACGCTTGCCGCTGAAAAAGCTTCAACCTTATATCCTGTTGAGCTATCCGGTGCTGTAGTCCACGGTGGGTATACTGTGGCCACTTTAGTTGAACCTACATAATCATCAATAAACCTGGATTGTCCTGATCCAGTGCCGGAAGTAAGCGTAACAGACATTCCATTAGGAGCATCATCAGCCGAATATGCAGACGAGGACTTAAGTGTAATTGTACTAGCGCCCCCAGCTTGAGCTGTCCCTGTGTCTGTCGTTACGCTTGAAGCTGTAATAGTAATGTTACCGGATACTGCGCTGGGGGTAATTGTAAAATTTGGTGAATGTATACTTAAAGCGTAAGGGTATTGCGGCACATTAGTTAATGGTAAGTTTTCTAACGTCCAGTTTGTATCTGTGTTTCTAACAAGTCTTTTTGTCTGCAAATCCTCATGGCATAGAATAAGTGTATCAACAGCCTGGGTATAGGTAATTTCATCTAGCATAGCTGCCGTAATATCTGAAGCAGCTATATAATCATTGCCTGATCCGTTTATGTTTGCTTGCAGAACACCAGCCTTAAATACATAGATCCGGCCAACAACTAAAACTAAAAGAAAACTATCTGTGACGCTAAACTCAAAAGGTATTAGCTTAAATGCTGTAAAACCTGTTCCAAAGTTATAGATAAACTTTAACCCATCTCTACGCTTTAAACCGCCTTGAGGTTGTATAATAACATTTGTCGCTTCTTCCAGGGCGTTCTGATATTGTGCTAAATCTGTCCTGGCTCGTAATAGCGGATCTAGTTCACCAACAGAAAAGTTTGTTTGAAACTGAGTAATACGCATTTACTGCCTCACTTGAATTAGCGAATAGTCCTCGACAATTTGTGTTGATTGCCCCCTGGCATCGATGTTCATAGCTTCACGCATTAAACCACCCCGACCATTTTCTCCAGGAGATCCAAATGCGATTGCCCTAAAATAATCTGCTTTTGAAGCTTGGTCTGTAATAACGATTGCTAACTCAGCCGCTAATGCTGTTCTAAGCAAACGAACAAAATAGTTTGGCATCTTAGCTTCAGCTATAGTTTGCTGGTAATCAATATAAACAGTTTCCATATTGCTGACTAATTGATCGCCATATATTTCCCAACCATAACGAACAGATCTTTGTGCTGTTCCATCAGTTTCAAATACTGCTAATGCACCAGTTAAATGATCGCCTGGCATTTGATAAGCGTATTTCCATTCGTTTATTGGTGCAGCTGATAATCTAGCCAGTTGGATTTTAGCTAGTGTCCAAGACCAGACATAGGTGCTTAATAAAGTATTTTTTAAATCTGGATATAATCGATCGCAAGCCTGGGCTGTATCAGTTCCTTCTGTAAATGAAGAAAGGGGCGAAGCCCCCAGCGCGATTAAAGCATCTGAACAAATAGATAAATCTGTATCGCCTACGGCCATCATAACCCTCCAATGTATATAAGGGGCCAGTTGCCCAGCCCCATATTAATTAGTCTGAGTCGGTCGCTGTAATTGTTAGACCGTCTGTTACGTCAACAACGCCACTTGCGTTGCTTGCAACATAAACCCATGACAACGCTTGTGTGCCGCCTGTTGAAGAGCGAACCAAAATCGTGTCACCGACCGCTAGTGTATTTGCCAAGCTATTGAAATAGCCAGCAGTATTTACATCAGCAATCGCGTCAGTTGTTGAATAACCATAGAGGCCAGGCGCATCGCCCTTTTTGCCACCACCGTAATTTACCAAACCAGTACTTGAAAAAGCCATGTGTTAGTCTCCTTACTCAGTACATGAAATTTTTACGATACCATCATCATCAATCGCTATAGCTCCAGCTGAGAACATGGAGCTTACTAGGAAAGATGTTTTTTCAGGTATGTAGTTAACTTCGCTCTTTTGCGAAATGCTTTCGGCATAACCCATTGAGCTTTCGTGCCATGCAAAGCAAGTACGAGTTGATGGTTTTGGAACACCACCCTCATCACGATCACCCATAGTCATTATGTTAAAGCCCATAAACGATGAAACCTCACCGCGAACAAGAGCCTTGACTACAGCAAAGTCACTCGAAGTTACTTCAGTCTCACTGAGCAACGCATCAAGCTGAGAAGAGTGCATCAGTAGGTGACGACCTTCAGCTGGTACGTTTTTCTCATTAAGAGCTTTAGCAGCCGCACGAAGTTTTGCAATATTCATATTAGTAGTAGAACCACCAATACCAGTTGCAACTGTTGACGGTGATGAAGCCGCATCAAGAGCATCGATGCAAAGTTGATCCATACGTCTAGCTATTGCTTTGGAAACAACCTGGACCAGCTCTCTACGCTCATCAAAGTTAACATGAGACTGATGAAAGATATCAGAATACTCAGCAGCGATAAAGTCAGACATTGTCGCCTGAACATTGCTATAGGTTACGTTTAACGGAGTTACGTCAGTTTGCGGAACGCGAACCGTTGCAACGCCTTTGCCGATTTTTGGAAACTTAACTGTGTTTCCTTGAACACCTGTTCGTGTTCTCATAGTGCCGCGAAGCAATGCCTCGCCTTGGTATGCCTGTTTCACTTCTTGATCGAATAGTGTTACAAAGGCATTAGTGATACTCTGCGCCATAGCAGAAGCCTCCTTTTAAGGTTTCTAATATAAAACGCTTACCGTTAGCCGATGTTTCGGGCGGTCGCTTGCGTGGAAGTGGTCACGCCAACCAGTGGATTCACCACATAAACGGGCCGCCTTTGGTTATCCGTTACACCACATATACACACAAACTACACGCATTGCAACAATATCTAGTTGTTAACTTCCATCCATTTCTTTTCGATCTTAGTTCGCCATACAGCATCGCTCTGCCATCGAGGATCTGCGATTGCCTGTTGAAGATCTGTAACTGTCATTTCTGGTTCTGCAACAACAGGTTTTATTGGGATATTTTCATTAGTGTATCCCTGGATAAGTTTGGTCAAAGCATTGATACTATCAGCATTGTTTATGCTGTAGCTAAGAGCTGTTTTTTCTGCTTCGTTTAGATCAGCTCCTTTAATGTTACGCTCGAGAAAACTAATTTTTTCTTGAGCATTAGCGCCAAGCTTTTGCATTTCGGCTCTTCGATCATACTCAATATCTTCGGACTGTTCGCCATTCATCTCCAAGATCTGACCAGCCAATTCCTCAAACGCCTTCTGTGAAACGCCATATTGTTTAGCCCAGTCTTGATATACCTCAACAGCCGGATCTTCCAAATCGAGGCCACGATCAACCAAATCCGAAACATCGTAATCGCCTTCCGGTGCTTTATGCTTGCCGGATCTAAATGCTTTTTCCAATTCCGCATAGCTCTTTGCAAGCTTTTCAACATCTGGTCCATCTTCATCCCAAAACTTCTCTGGATAGTAATCAGGCCGATCAATAGGTTCGTCATCATCTTCTGACATTTCCTGTTGTTCTGGCTGTTCATGCACAGGCATAGGAGCCTCTGCTTGTGGTTCATCTTCTTTTACGTCTACGTTTATTAGCGGTGCTTCTGTTTCCTGCGCTTCAACGGTTTCTGTGTTTTCTGTTTCTTCAGACATTATCGCTCCTATCCACCCTTTTTATAATTACTCGAACAAGATCAGCCGCACCTTCTCGAAAGTAGCCTTGACTTGGATCTTCTCCAGGAAACCAGGATGGTTGTTCTATTGTTATCTGCCTCAGATGACTAAGCACCTTTTGGCCTTCCTGTGATTTAAATAACCTACCATATAATATGTCTAGGTCATCCGCTTTCTGCGGTTTCGCCTGTGCCTGGTCTAATCCTTCCCAACCTTCAGCCGAACTCATTGCAACGCTCCGGCAACAGTTTCATCTGTTGGCATTTCTGGCTGTTGTTCAGCCATCATAGCTTGCTGCATTTGTTGCATCATTGCTTGTTGTTCTTCTGGTGTATTAAGCAATCGAGCATCGATACCCATTTTTTCAGCAATGAAATCTACCATCTCTGGTATGTTTAGTAATGTCTGACCCATTGGCCCCATCGCATTAGCAATCTGCATAAAATTAAGAAGTTGGTTTACCTCTTCCATTTTTGGCGCTTCTGCCAATGGTGACACTGGCACAACTTTAACTTGAACACCGTTTACCTTTAGAGGCATACGAATAAATCCCTGACGATCGAGAACGTATAAAGTCCTGGATACCAGCGGTATCATTAT